TCACATTGATCACTACTGGAATAATTCCAGCACCGGTAACTGAACCAGCAACTGGGAGGTCTGTAAACTTTGGCATCTATTATCCAGTTACGAAGTAATAACCTGTACCACCTGCGGTATAGTCCATTAGTTCTTTATCTAATTTTTCAAATTCTTTTTCCGCTTCGCCTTTTAGTGCAGTACCATTCATTTGTATAGCGCCTCCAGGGCCTGCAATAGATCCAAATTTAGAGCGAGCTTCTCCTAGCATCTGTTTGCAAACTGCCAGTGTGTAATCTTTAAGCCATTGCTTGGCTTGATAGTCTTGTAGTAGTACCCAGTCTGGACGATAGTTATAACTTTGTACCAAAATCTGTTCGCCTTGTGCAAAAGGACGTTGTAGTATGTTCAATAAATGACTGGTTGGTTTCCATTGAAATTCGATGTAACTACCGAACATGCGACCTACCAGTTTCTGATAGCCTGCGAACAATTCATACGTTGCAAGTCCGCCCATCATACTACCACTCATCAAGTAGGTATTTGTATAGGCTAGGTTAAACGGTTCAAAAAGCGAACCACCCGCACCCATACCAGTTCTCGAGCCAATAGCTCTGCGAAACACCTGTCTAACTGTGATAACTTCATCAGGTAATCTGTATTCATTTTGATCCTGTATAAGTTCTAAAAACAAATAGCTTTCTTCCACAGCATTGGGGCTTTTTTGACGGTAACGACTCAGTGCTCGATCCAAGGCCATTTCGTAATGTGCAGGATCCAGTTCCACTTCGACCATGCCATCACCCAGCATCAGTTTGACATAATCGAATACTTTGTTACGCTCAATAGTGCTGTTAGTTTGCGTTGAAGGTGCTAAATCGTCCATATTTTGGTCTCCACTCATATTTATCATACGATACGCTAACGATAAATATCGTATGCCAAGATTATCTCTATACAAATCCGAACGGGGAAATGACTTTAAATTCATAGATCGCCAAGCTAGCGAAATGTTCCAAGCTGGTGGTACGGATTTATACCTGCACAAATATCTAGGACCCACAACTAAAACGTCAGGAACTGCTGACCAGCCTGTTTATGCCACGCAAAACGTAGCTAATATACAGGATTTGTTGTTCTTAGAAAACCGAGATCGTGCGTATGACACTGAAATTTACCGTGTGCGTGGCATTTATAATGTGGCAAATATCGACTTTAATCTTAGCCAGTTTGGTCTTTTTATAGATAATGATACGATATACATGACTGTACATATTAACGATATGATTCGAACTATCGGTCGTAAGCCTATTTCAGGTGATGTATTTGAATTGCCGCATCTGCGCGATGATTTTGCACTTAATGATTTTGACCTAACACTACCACGCTATTACGTAATTGAAGATGTAGGTCGTGCTAGCGAAGGATTTAGCAATACTTGGTACCCACATTTATACAGATTAAAATGCAAGAAAGTCACGGACAATCAGCAATTTGCACAGATTTTTAATCAAGCGGCCAAAGATGCCAACGGTGATGATGTTGCTGGAACAACTCTTAAAGATCTACTCAGCACATTTAACAAAGAAATTGCCATCAACGATCAGATCGTTGCACAAGCAGAAGCAGATGCTCCCAAGAGTGGATATGAAACTCGTCAGTTTTATACACTGGCGGTCGACGATCAAGGCAAACCTCTACTTGAAACCGCCGATGAAGCTAGCCTAGATGCCAGCAATATCAGCAATATCAGAGCCAGTGCTGTCAGCGGAGTTCCGGCACGTACTGGTTATACTGGTTATCTGGTAGGAGATGGATTTCCTGTTAATGGTTATGATTTTGGATTTGGTATACAATTTCCCTCAAGTGCTCAACAAGATGACTTTTTCTTGCGAACTGATTTTTTACCTAATAGATTATTCCGCTTTGACAGCACACGTTGGGTTAAAGTTGAGGACAGCGTTAGAATGACTATGACAAACACAGATACTCGCAGTACACTACGTTCGAGATTTGTTAATAATACCTACTATACCTACAATGATCAGGTGGCCACTGGATTCTCACACAATGCAACACCTATATCAGGTCAGGCAAATGGGTATATCTTGAAGGGAACTTCAGAAATTTATACCCTGATCGATTATATCTCGGCCAGTTATGTTGCTATAAAACTAGACTCGTTCCAGCTAGACTATGCCGTCGCTGATTATCCATCACTGCTGACTTCATATAGTTATACAAGTAGTCTAGGCATTGTTTCATCTAAATTAAAAATTACTCTGCCAACAGGAGTAACCACACCCTATGACGGCGTGTGGGCTATAACACTATATAATTACAGAGAAGCTCAACGTTCCAGCTTGAGTACAGCTCTTAAACCTAAGGCGGATTTCTAATGTTGCACTTTTATGATGCGCAGATAAGACGATACATCACACAGACTGTTCGTATATTCAGCAACTTTGTGGTAAAATACGGAGATGGCTCTCTGCATAGAATTCCTGTTATGTATGGGGATGCTGATCGACAGGTTGCCAGCGTGATTCGTAACAATTCTGAAAATAAAGTTTCCAGTATTCCTAAGATTGCAGTTTATGTCAGCGCACTAGCACTAGATCGTAGCCGCACTAGCGATGCTTCATTTGTAGGCAAGGTACATGTGCGTGAGCGCGACACTCAAACCGATCCAATTACCGGACATACTACTTACAATCAGGCCAACGGTCGTAACTATACAGTTGAGAGATTAATGCCGACACCGTTTAAACTGACAATGAAAGTTGACATATGGTCAGCCAACACTGACCAGAAGTTACAAATAATGGAACAGATTCTAGTCTTGTTTAATCCAAGTTTAGAAATACAAACAACAGACAATTACATCGACTGGACTAGTCTTAGCGTGTTAGACTTGACCAACATCAATTGGAGCAGTAGGTCAGTTCCTGTTGGTGCTGATACACCTATAGAAATTGGTACACTAACAGTTGAAACTCCTATATGGATCAGCCCACCAGTCAAGGTCAAACATCTTGGTGTTATCACCAAGATCGTTACCAGCCTATGGGGTGCTAAGGACACTAGCCCTACAGGTTATATTGAAGGATTGGGTGAAGACCTAGCTGGCTCAAGCGGTACTACTAGTTATAGTGATTTATTAGCTAGAGAAATTGTAACCATTACCGATTATACCCTACAAGTTTATAATAACACATCGGGTGTCGGACAAGCTATATTGTTAACGCCTAGTGAAGGATATATTCCCAGAGAGCCAACACTAGAAATTCCAGTAAGAAATGGCGTACCTATCAACTGGCAGGAAGTATTAAATCGTTATCCCGGCAAATTCACAGCAGGATCAAGTAGAATATATCTAACACAAACTAACGGAACTGAAGTATCCGGATCAGTAGCACTACCTGTAGACGCTACGGGCAACGTTACAGACAGCGTGATTATGCTGGTCAATTGGGATAGAGATACACTAGTTACAAATACCGGTATTGATAGTACCGGTAAACTGGACTTTGAAGCAGGGTATAATGCCGCTGGTAGTTATAGACCAAATAGCACAGGCACATTTGATGCTATTATAAATCCATTGACATTTAATCCTGGAACAGCAACAGCTAGTACACGCTACTTGATCATTGAGGATATAGGTGCAGTGGCCAATACCAATTATTCAGCAGCTTGGGGTAATCTAGTGGCCAAGGCAAACGATATTATAGAGTACACAGGATCAGCTTGGCAGTTGATATTTTCACACGCTCAACATTCAAGCACCATGGTATGGCAAACGAATATATACACTGGAGTACAATACCTATGGAACGGAGTATCCTGGGTTAAGAGCTTTGAAGGTGAGTATAATCCGGGATCATGGAGACTAGAACTATAACAGAACGTATCGTTTGTAGCGGAGCATTATTCTACGCCAAGTCAACACGACGATTCTTGCTGTTACAAAAAGCACATGGCAAGCACGAAGGCACATGGGGCCTAGTCGGTGGTACAAACATCACAGGGGAAACTCCATGGCAGGGTCTACAACGTGAAATAATTGAAGAAATTGGTTCACTTCCCGATATTAAAAAAACTATACCCCTAGAAACATTTGTATCAAATGATACTGTGTTTAACTTTCACACTTACTTGTGTGTAGTTGATTGTGAATTTATCCCTATTCTAAGCGATGAACATCAAGGGTGGGCATGGGCTGTAATAGATCGAGCTCCTAAACCCCTACATCAAGGACTCCGCAATAGTTTTAGTTCAAAAACTATTCGTACTAAACTTCAAACCATATTTGATCTGGTAGATTTAATATAAGAACGTTATGATACCTGCGGTCGCAAGCAATAATGCTCCCCAACAGCCCAACGCCTTGTAGTAGGTAGGAATTGATGTGCCAAAATATCGATTACCAATCATAACACACTTATGCGTGGGACTTAATAGATAACCAACAAAGTCAATCGCAAAGAA